CTTAATCCTAACCACACAATATCTCTCTTTGCACTGATAGCATCTATATGTAATATATCCAAACTCGTCTTTATCTACTGGCATTTAATTCCTTACCATTCCAATCGTAAAATATTATATCCGTATGTCCATCGGGATAGGAATAAGTAATTGAATACCCACTCCCATTAGTTATACCATAAAAATCTATTTCTCTATCCATATCAACTCTCCAATATAACTTCTATGTTTCTATTTGGTAATTCAACATCTATATTGTGTGTCTCTTTTATTATCTCTATGTTTCTATTTGGTATTGTTACTTCTATATCTATATTACTCATTTTCTCCTCTTAAAAGTTATCCTATTTCCAATATTTGTAATTCCTATTCTCTTTAATATAGAACGGACAAACCAAGTCGTATTAATTGTAATTTCATACTTTGGAATTGCCTCTCCACTTTTTAGCTTATCAAATTTAGAAGATATTGCTGTGTATTTAACCACACCAGATTGGGAAAGTTGATTATCAGCTTCAATAACAATTACCATGCCCATTACCTCTCTAGCTGAATTTGGATACTGTTCTATTATTGCCTGCGTTATGCCAAAACTTCCTATTCGCATATCTTTCATTAATCCATCTCCGCAATTATGGAGCAAACACAATTTGGGTGTAAAGGCGGATGCTGCGTTACGTTATTAAAAGCATTATCACCAAAACTATCGCCTATACCCACAATCTCACCATCTAATGCTGCGCAATCATTACAAGCTCCGGGTTCGACAAGCCATCTAACCTTAGTAATACCTCCCTCTTTATACGCTTTCATTATGCCTTCTTCCATGCTCTCAGCCGTCTCAGTCCTAGCTATCCTCAAGCTCCTATACTTCTCATTGCTGTCATAATACTCATTAACCCTATCACTTAGCTTAGTTATGCTCTCTCCTGCATCTATGCCCTCTTTTAATGTCTTAGCCAGCTTTTTAGCTGTCTCTTCATTTACTCCATTAACGTATATATTTAGCCTGTGTTCTATCCATTTTGAGTTTTGCGTAACGATTAAATCGGGACTGACCGTCAAGCCAGCTTCTGCAACTGCTAATACTGCACCCTCTCTTAATGCCATTGTCAGTTCAGGTCTGCTTAGTTTGGTTAGTTTAATACCCTCTTCGTCCATGTCAAATAAGATATTCTCTACCGCATCCTTCATTTCATGGTCTAAATTACTCAATACCTCTTTTCGTTCTTCGTTAAAATACACCTTTAATTTTCTAATAAAATGCTTCTCTACATTCTCTTCCTTTGACATCCACATCTTGAAATATGTATCATCTCGATTTTTAACTGACTTGCCATCTTCTGTCGGTTCTGATGCACTACTACCAGCCTGTTGTAAGTTGAACGGCATCCATGGCTTATCGCCCCAATCTACCGTGTCTAATCCTATCTTCTGTCGTTCCTCATTGATTGATGTAACATACATCTTTAAATTAGTCTCTCTCTCTTTAATCTCAAAGTCTTTGTCCTTTGGAATAGGATTGTCAAATTGCACAAATAAGTTATCGTCATATTTTGGCATGATCCTTTCATTCTGCTTTTCCTGTATCCGGATTAACTTCGGCTGGATTGTTGATTTATTAAACACATAGTCAAGTGTATCGCTTGTAGCCCTGTTAGTCAGCTCTCCAAACCCTAGCTGTACCAATGACACACCATAAATACATAGTATCTCTTTGGCTGTCTCTTTCCTGCCGTCTATGTGGCTTAATTCTTGTGGGCTTAATCCTATCTTATTAGCTTTTAATCCGCTATCTAATACTGCCGTGTTTCCAGCACCGCCTTTCTTGAACTTCTTCCAGAAAGACATCAACCTTTTATATGCATCATCTCCAAGCTTTTTGTCTGTCTCCAATACTGTTCCCGGCATTGCTCCATTTTTAAACAGATTAATTTCAAACTCTTTTTGGTACTTGTCTGAATCAATACTATATGCCCCACCTTGAAGAGGCGAAAAGCCATAATACAAGTCACTAAGATTCGGATACTTATATTGTATAACTTCCTCATAAGCCAGTTTAATCATAGTTTGTTTCGGTTGGTATATATAACCAGCTACTAGGCTCGTTGCATCTGGGATGACCTTGACATATTGTCCTTGCAATACCCATATCTCTCCGGGCAATCCTGCGCCATTTGGTCTTAAATACCAATAACAATTACCTATAATATCAAGATATAGACTTGTCAATTCCCACAATTCAAAGCCATTCATCATAGGATTAACCGCCTTAATTAGTTCCAAATATGGATGTTCGTTTACTTCTTCTACCTCATACCCCTTTTGCACCCATAACTTGACTAGATTGCCCTCATATGTTTTGTCTTTAACTAGCTCTTTGATTTGCTTACTTAACTTCGGTGATCCTTTTACTGCTTTCTTCTTATATAATCTCAATGGTACTCTTGCTACACTTCTTGCTATTACTCCTGCCGCCGCATATTGCCAGCTCCTGTAATTCTCAATCATTGCCTGATAATCGCCTGATTGTAGCTTACCCCTACTATTATCGCCTACACCTATTGAACTTGCTACTACTGGGTTAACCTCACTCTTTATTACACTTACTGGGTCAATCTTGCCATTCATTATACCTACTGCCGTTTTAAATCTATCTTTTATATTCATAATTCAACCTCGCAATGTTCCACATCTTGTTTATGCCCACACTTGGGACATATAAATTTACCCTGCCCATTCTCAATCTTGAATTCTAGCATAGTATTGCATTTTTTACAAATCATCTAATATCTCTCACTCCCCATAGTTCTGCAAGAATCGCATATATTTACATTATCCATCTCGCTCTCTGGCTTTTCTTTATGACAAACGATACACTTAACTTGTTTCTCTTTATTCTTAACATCACGCTTTAATTGTAGCTTTGCTTCTGCTATACAATCTCTAATATCAGCTTTAACCTGCCTGATAGCCTCATTTGTCTTAGTTATCTTAGCATATAGGTTGAGCATTGTTTTAATATCCTTCTTGTCTTTATTTATGCGTTCTCGAAGTTTATCAGCATTTGGCAATTCAAGAATAGATATAAGCTCTTTGTTAAATTCTATTATTTCTTGCTCTAAGTATTTAATATATTCTCTATCCATTATCCTAAATCAAACGTATTGAGGGTTCATTATCTTCGCCATGCCCTAAGTAATATCTTATAGCGTCCATGCTGTGATCTCTAAACGGTACTGGCTCATCCAATACATGCCCATGCCTGTCCTCTTTCCATTTATAACCCTTAATCTCTTTTATGATATTAACACTCCTCTTTGTAATATGGAGCTTCTTTCTTTTTACTCTGTCTATACCTATCTTAACACTTCCTTTGCCCTTAATGCAAGGAAAAACATTATAACCCGCATTATCTATCTCTTCTATGCGCTGTGGCTCTGCGCAATCAGCTATTATTTCGTCATTTTTATTCTTAATTAAGTCATTCATTCTTGTTATTAAATCTGTATTTGTCAATCCGCTTTCGTATAGTGTCTCGTCAATATATATCTCTTGATCTCTCTCTCCAATCTTTACAAGCGCTGTCGCATTATTAAATCCAAAATCCAATCCATAACCAACCTTATCACATTCAGGAAACTCATCTACTATATCCCAATTCTTATATATAATATTCTCCGGTGATGCCCATGTTCCCTGTCCGTATATCTTCCAATAGGTTAAATCCTGTGTTTTCAGGCTCTCAATGTATTCTCTGTTATCAGCGTCAAGGAAAGGATTATCCTTGTATGTGCTGTGCTGTACTGCTGTGTTATCAGGAGGATTGTCTGTAATAGCTTTCAGGAAACTTAATTCATCAACAGGATTGAAACTAAAATATAACTGATTCTTTCCGTTCTTGTTCTCACCCCTACATCTTAATCCTAGCTGTAAAAAATCATCCCATGTATTCTCTGTAAACTCCTCTCCCCATATATAATTTATCTTCTCGAATGATTTTAGCTTTTCAGGGTCATCAAGTGGAACGAAGAACATCTGATTATTGCCTACTGTCAATGTTAAATCTGATTTATTTGGTACACATCCGGGCAGATCATATTTCTTGATAAGATCATTCATTAATAACCAAGCCGCTTTCTTCAATGCAGGTCTGGTTTTCATTGTTATGAGCATGCGTATGTCTTGCTCTTTGTACATCTTCTCTAATAAAAGGAATTGTGCTATCGACCAACTCTTAGAACTCCCTGCCCCGCCATATAAAAGATTGACGCGCTTCTTTGTCTCTAATAGGAATCTATAACAATGCTCTGCGTGTTCTACCTCAATCTGTCTTGTCATCTTTACTCTCTACTTGTGGGTTACTTGTAGGCTTACTTGTGGGGTCATCTTTACTATTTCTATATATATGTATTATCTCTATACCGCCCTCATGCTGTACTCTGCTGTCTATCTTCTCACTCCAATCTAAGAAGTATTGTAGCCATAGCTTGATGTCTGATGTCTTGCCCTCTGTCATGGTTGTCTTGTAGAATTTAGCTATAACATTGGCTGTTTTTGTTCGTCCAAAATGATTCCACTCTTGCTCTACTATTTTCCAAAATTCTGGCTTTTTCTTCCAGTCGCTAAGCGTGTCCTGATGCACTCCGAACTTCTTTGCAAATTCTCCCTGTGTCTTTATCTCTCTCATTGGTTCAGGTAAAGCCATCCACATTGCAAACTCATTAAATATAAGTGGTTTGACCAATGCCTTTGTTTTAGGATTTTTAGGATTGCTTTCACTCATGCTATTTTCTCTGCTTTTTGTAATATTTCCCCAGCCTCTACATTGCCAAATTCTTTTATTTTCTTAGGGTCTCCTTTGTAGAATATTAGAACATTCTGGTGCGTCTTTCCTAACTTGCGACCAGATTGAAATTGTCTTGTTATTCTTATCGGTAAACTCCCCACTGCTGTAACTAATATACCCTCATTATATAAAATCATACCTGCATCTTTAAAAGCTGATATTGTATCACTAATAAAATTACGATAAAATCCCTTTTTATCTCGTATATCTCCAACTACGAAACAAGCGAATCTATTATCTTTGAGCATACTTGTACATTTTGCAACAATATCTCTATATGCCCTTATAAACTCCTCATATGTTAGCAATGCGCTCATCTCTCCATTCATGTCACTATATACCTCTAAATCATAATAAGGTGGACATGAAAAAATTAAATCGTATTCTCCTTTTGCTATGGTGTTTATATTTTGGCTATCGCCTGTTATCCATAACGGCTTTTTATCCTTACATATTCCCGCCTGTTCTCTATTAGCATTAACTTGCTCATCTCTAAGCTCTACTCCTGTATAATCATATCCTAAATAGCCCGCTACAATACCACGTACAGAACCACCTGCGAACGGGTCAAGTATCTTGCCCTCTTTAGGCATAAACCATCTATATACAATCTCGCATAATACGGGGTCAAATATAGACGTTCCAGCCGCCATATTTGTTGTACCTGTACCCGTTGCCCAATCAGGTTTTAAAGGAGCGTTGTTAAGATTGCTTCTTTTATCAGCTTCTTTTCTGCTTGCTTTTTGTTTAACCATAATGGTTTACCGCCCTTTCTAAATAATTAATCAACTGCCCCCCCCCGACCCAATTCACTTTGTATTCCTAGAGCCAGCCAAGCTCTTTTTCTATCCTGCCAATACCCCTGCCGAGCATCAAATACACTAAATGGCGGAATAATAAATTTTTCTTGAAGGCTATTATGTTCTATATCATCAATCTCGTCATTTAGTCCAAACATTTCTTCCAAATCAAATCCAATATCCTTTAATAACTCATCATCTATATTCGCTAATAAATCAAGATTCCAATCTCCTGTATTAAAATTAGCGCGCAACATATACTCTCTATGTTCTTCCTCTGTCAGCTTTCTATTTGGTACTCTGACATCGATCTTTTCTTCTCCCCTGCCCAGTGTTTTTAATATAGTAATCCTCTGATGCCCGGATATAATTCGAGAATCTGTGTTTATTGCCGGTATATCTACAAGATTAAACTTCTTTAATGATTTCTCTAAGTCTTTAGCTTGCTTCTTTGTTAAAAATCTAGGATTGCCTTCTGTTGGTATAAGCTCTTTGATTTGCCTTTGCTCTGTGTGCCAAATTAGTTTTTCCATTCTATTTATTCCCTACGGTCACTATGCAAGCATTGACATTCGTTCCGCTCTCTTTGAATGACTTTTCTGGTAACTCTATAAATTCTCCACCTAATCCT